TAAAAGCTAATTTTAGAATACGAGTCTAGCTCTTGAACTACGCTTAAGAAAGTTTAATTGCATTGCCTCATACTTAATCTTTTCCTTAAGTGGTTTTGATATCAACTTAGGAACGCTTTCCAAATCGATGCTATTTTTTTCGCAAAAATACACGATAGCATCAATGTAATTCATGCTTAAATCGCTATGCACTAAACTCTCAATTTCTTGAGCAAATTTTGCTGGGCAGAAAAACTTGTCTTCGAATACTTTTTCGAGCTCATTCTGCATTTGACCTAAAACAGTGACGTACATTTATAATAAAACTTTTGATCATCATAATACATAACTTATTATTTGTCAATGCTTGACAATTTATCTGTAACGAATTTTTTGATATATTGAGTCAACAAACGAAGATATTTTTCCTTGTCTCTTTCTTCATATACTACACATTCTCCAGTTTCGCAAGTCATGATGATCACGAATTTTTTAACAGACAATCCAGTCAATTCATGAAGCATACACGCATATGCACAGCATTGTACGAAGTAATGTTCGATCCACTCCTTTGGTTTTGGCTTTTTGGAGGTCTTAAAGTCAATAATAGAAAGTTCTCCATCATATTCTGCAATACAATCTACAGTTCCAGCAATTCCCAAATATTTGCTGTAGAGAGAACCTTCTAGTGCATAGATATTATTTATACGTTTTAACTCTGGAACTGCAACTTGAAACAACATCTCAGAAATTGGAAGAATGTCTGAGTTACAATCCATGTTACGAAGATACTGTTCAATCAACGTGTGAGTGTCAGTTCCTCTTGCGGTGGACATGCGAGTAATTTTATCTGCCTCCGCATCACCAACTTTCTTTCTCCAAGAAGCAAAAAACTCTTTATTAAAATGGCTGATAACAGAAGTAATAGAGACTAATTTGATTAAATCAGTCTCCCCAGGAACACTATAGTATCTTACTCCATCAATAGTGTCTCTTTCCAATCTTGGGAGATCAAGTTCTACATGATTAAATGCCATTACATTCCTAATTCAGCTTTAGCGACTAAGTATTCTTTACAGAGACCAGATCTTACAATATCTTCTAGTCCAAATTCAATCAATTCCATTGAAGGCATTTGATGAAGAATTCTCATGAAATCAATAATTCCATTCTTTTCATTTGTCTTCACCAAATCACTTTGAGTTGCATCTCCACAGAACATAATCTTTGTATTCTCACCAACACGAGTAATTATACTATCCAATTCATGAAAATTCAAGTTTTGAAACTCATCAACAATAATCACAGAATTGTCAAGAGTTGTACCACGAATGAATGATGTACTCCAGAAAGAAATTGTTCCCTGATTCTTTAAGTTGCCATACAACATTTCAAAATCATTATCTGTTGGCATCTCAAACATATACTTTACCATATTCTTATATGGAATCTGGTAAAGTGACGACTTATCTTCGTGATCTCCAGGAAGAAAACCAATCTCACGAGTTGCAACAAGAGACCTAACGATATAAATTTTTTCGTAAGGAGATTTTTCGTTTAAAACATCTTGAAGTGCGTTGTAAAGAGTGATAAAGGTTTTACCTGTTCCTGCAGCACCATATGCAACGACGTTTTTGCCATCATCATATGCATCAAATAAACGCTCTTGATTATCTGTAAGAGGATCAATAACTCTCATGTAATCGAGATTGATTGGTTTTTTCCTCTTCATTTGTTTGTTGCTCATTCCAAAGGGAACTGGACTGGTTCCGATCCCTGCTGATTTTTTTCTTGGCATACTAATTAAAAGGTCTAACTTTTGATCCTGGAGCTTTAGAAGCTTTTCTTAACACATCATTCCACCCTGGGTTTTTTTGAATGAGTTTGTCAGCCCATTCTCCAACTTCCCCTGCGGATGCACACCCCTCAGACCAATCCCTTTTCCATTCGGGATTGTCTTTATACCATTGAGTAATGTCATGAACACTCATTTCGATTACTCGTTTTTCTCCCGTCTCTACGTGAATAATCGGATAAATTGCCATAATATGTAATAATGTGTAATGTTATTTAGATCCATTCCAGAGCTTCTGAAACCGAAGGAAACTGTTCAGAAAATACCTTCTTACAGTCTAGAGCAATATCCATATGCTCCTTTTGTGTTCCATTAGCCGAACGAAGATTGATGTAATGGATCCACGAACGGCAAGAACCCGTCATATAGATGCGTGTAGGCGTCGCTAAGGGTAGTACAAAGCGGGCACACTCTTTTGCTACTCCATGATCAAGGAGTTTCTTATAAAGTTTATTTGAATCTTCAAAATGTTTTGCAATTTCACCTTGAAGAGTAAGTTTTAAATATCCATCAAGATCATCTAGAGAGTTCTGACGATTCTTAGTATCTTGACGACGAAGATCTGGAGTGGGAATGTGTTCTGTTAGGAGATTTGTATCCGCATAACGCTGGGAAAACTCTTGAAATGTAAACGAACGGTGACGAAGTATCTGGGCTGCAATACCACGAGTTGTCTCAATCTCAAGCGTCATAGAAGACTGCTCAAACACAGACCAATGATTATGCTTAATACAATAAGCAAGCAACTTGGCATAGTTCTCGTTGTCCTGATTAGCAGGATTAGAGACTCTTGCAATGTATGCCATTGTTTTTTCGGCATCTGGAGTAATTGTAATAAGTTTTACTGTCATTTAATTAATCGGGGTAACCATCATCATCTTCAAACACCTCATCATAGTCACTGAGAGCTGCTGTAATTTTATCATACTCTAGGTAACTTTGAGCGTCAGAATAAATTTCAGACTTCAAAGAATCTACGAGCAATTCGAGATTGCGAACAATCAATTTAAGTTTATCTTTATCCATGATTATGAAAATAATTTGCCAATTTTTTTGCGAAAGTCTTTATATGGGCAATATCCACCTATAGTAGTATGTGTTGTATTTTGCCCTGCTCTACGAAGAGTATCATATTTAGTTGTTGACACATAATTGATATGTGATGAATATTTCTTTCTATAAAATGGAATAATCAACATAATTGGTTCACCTTTTGGAACCACTTGATTTTCTATATCAAGATTATCGACATTCATTTTAGTTTGAATCTTGTAATTCCATTCAAAAAACCATGCAAGTTGAAGTGGCGTGATGTCAGTATGAACAATACCACTAGTTGTTGTAAATGAATTGTTTCTATGCCATACAGGATGCGTTACTAAACAAGATACTCCTGGGTCTGTTTTCACTAGCCACGGGGTATAAATTTTTCCAAAATGATCATAAATTGGTTTATTCTCCATAGTATGGTATTCGTGAGATGCATGGGGAGAATAATTAGTTTTATCAAAATGATTTTCAACCCAATTTATAAACAAACTACCATCTTCTTCTTCTCTAAAAATAAAATCAGCCCAAGATCGAATAAGATAACCAGTATTTAAAAATTCTTGAATTCCTAAACATTTTTTTACATTATTTCCCCCAAAATCTTCCTGTATATTGTAAATGTTATTTGGATTTGCTCTGTATTTAAATTTTCTTGTAACAAAAGGAAGTTCAGAAAACCATTTAGGAAAAGATTTTGATGCGGGAATTGGTTCGGGAACCGTGTCCCTATATTTTTCATCACAATAAAAATTAACTTTTAAAGACATAATATTGCTATTATTTTAGGTTATTATAACATAAAAAAAGGAGGGTGTAAACCCGCCTTAAAAAATCATCCCTTCATTTGCATTTGAGCCTGTTTAATGCGCTCTGCCTTTTCAATTTGTTCTTTTAAAAGTTGAAGAACGTTAAGTTTACGATCTTCAACATTGTATTTTACTCCACGATATGTTGCAGTTGTCATAGGTTTGCTCCTTTACTTGGTGGTAAATTTGCGTTCCTTCAGTTTCCCTACTTCCGTCCCTATTGGGATGAACGTATAATATATTAGATACTTTTTTTGTAACTTTTGTTACCGTTCTATGTAACTCAGAGTATGATTCTGAGCATAAAGTTGTTGAATAATTATATCACATCCTATCTTTGGATTACAATCTCCACAGGTATAAACATCCACTGCCGCTTTACCTTCCTCAGGCCATGTGTGAATACTGATATGACTTTCCGATAATAAACAGATGACAGTGACCCCTTGTGGTTCAAACTTTTTTGAAATCGTTTGAACCACCGTGGCACCACTTGCTACTGCAGCATTTTCTAGTAGATCTATAAGGCATTGTTCATCGTCCAATAGAACAAATGAACACCCGTACAAATTTAAAAGATAATGCTTACCCATTTTCGTCCAATTCCTTAAGTAAATCACTCACAAGAGTTTCTGTTCCATCCATAGTTTTAATTTCAAATAAACTAGATCTTTGATATCGCTTAATTCTTTTATAAACTTTCAAAACTTCTTGGAGTTTATCTTTATCAATCGATACTTCAATTTTCTCTTCACTAAAACCTGAACTCATTTTTTTGTTTTCTCCGTTCTAGATTGCCACAATTTGGGATTCACTCTCCCATCAGTCCATCGTATGTCTTGTAATCCTTCACGATATTTATCCCAATACATATCGAAGATATCGACCTGTTTGTTACAAATTACAATATCATAAAAAGTTTCCTCTTCAGAAATATATGTAACAAGATATGAGTTTAAAGGCAACG